TCTCATGAGTCGATGATAAAATTCTAATCGACGGCTATAAGTATTCGCTGATAAAATCTCTTTAAGAGAAATTGGCGATATATTTTGGCCACCGAAGTAGTAAAATTGATTCGCGATATTACATATTTTGGAATGAGCATAAGATTTAGGAATAGATATTGGTATACCAAATTCTTGGCATACTTTTAAATATTCATCACTTAACTCTTTATTACTGAAAGTTATATCATCTCCTAAAACAAGATATTTTCCTTCAGGAAAACATAATTGTTTAGTGAGACGATAGTGTGCATAGCTAACCAACATATGTTGGAGTAGCGCTAGTACCGCCCAAGAGGAGTAAGCTCCCATTGGTTGGCCCCTAGTATAACGCATCCAGTAAGGTTTTCCATCCACCCAAAATGATTTAGGAGCTAGGAAGGGACGAGAGAAAATCTCACTCCATTCTTTAGCTGCTTTATCACCTATAAGAAGACCTAAGATATCTTGGTATAAAATACAAGGTATCATATCAGTAGCAGACTTGAGATCATAAGAATAAAATCTTTGACCTCTATTTCTGTTAATGAAAGTCTTTAATGTCTCCTCTTGATCAAATGTTGCGTCAGTAGGAATTTCTCGCAAATAATCGAAAATCATATCATGGAGTGGTTTTAAACTCCATTGTGATATAGAATCGAGAATCGCGAAAACTCTTAACTTACCACCTCCTTCTGTCTTAACAGATAATTTTCCTACTTGAGTAGATTTAATGAAATCTACGTGAGCCTTTATTAATTTATCTTTATGTAAAGATTGATCAATAAAAGTGTTTTTCTTTGCTTCTTCGAATATATCATAATTACAATTATAATGTATTTCAAATGGTAAAGAATTACCAGGAAGATCATCTGCTATTTTAGAGTCAGGGAAGAATTGTTTGAAAAAGAAAGATTCAACACCTACATGAGATGTTTGTTCAGCATATCTGAATAACGAAGGTAAACAACCATTAATTTTTAATGCTAGTATATCCCTCGGTAAACCTAAACTTGAAATAGGATTATTAGGCCCAGCCGAAAATATCGGTGAAGGATAATAATTTCTTTCGGAGTAGTTAGATATTTTAAACTCTTTCTCTCCAACATGAGTTTTCGTCAGAAAATGTTGCCAATCGTCCTCTATTTTAGAATATTCTAAATCGGTGAATTTAGGAGCCATAATGGATCCTAAACTCTCACCAAGTTTAAAAACGGGATCGACAAGAATAGATTTATGACTTTGTAACACACTAGAAATAATGTGTATATAAGCAAAATTATTCTTACGAATCTCTCTTCTAAAATACGAAGGTATTATAACAGGTAATCCATTAGATAACTTAACTGAAATACCCAATTTATTAGTATCCCGTAAAGGGTTACCCCCAATAAAGCTATACATAGCAAATTGGGCAGCCTTGATGTAACGAACAAAATCGTATGCACCAAGTACTTTAAATTTTGTAAATAAGTTAGTTACAAATGTATTAATATGGGGAGTGTGCACTCCTTTTCTAGATTGTTTAGGTCGCCTAAAGAAGAATAGTAATTCAAGATAGTTTCGGAAAAGTTTGCTGAAATTTCTTTCAGTGAGTTTTACTAAACCAGATTGAGTATTAACATTCTTACCAAGAGGAGAGAAACTTATCTCCGCAAGTTTTGCGGGAGGCACACTTGCTGATGAATCAGCAGGTCTTTCAGAACCAGGGTGAGCAATCACAACCAGCGACTCCTTACTATTTAAGGCGGCACGAAGTAATAATTGATATTCTCGTTCTGTCATATAAAGAAGTAAACCTGGAGTATTGGGATCTACAACCACGAAGGGTTTTCGTTCCTGTAGACGCCAGTCTACTTGAGCTAAAAGTTCTTCAAATCTTGTGTTTCCCATGGTTTGTTTGTTAATTTGCTATTACTCTTTCAACTTCCGGATCATTTTCCAGATGATAAAGGTACTTAGTAATTCCCTTTAATAAGATGAAGTGTAAACTGTAACAAATGTAATGTACAGCGTGTTATATATAGATTCTTTCTATATAACTTTATTTACACGAAATCATGATCATTGGTTTGCACATGACTTATGTCTCTTATTCCTTCTTAAGCAATTCGCGACCTTTCTCAAATGAGAAACTTTTATAAAGAGCTCGTTGCAGAAAATAGTAGACACTACTATATGCATTGATCCAGTATAAGGGAATTTCAAGGGAAACATCATTTTTAAAGGCTTCAACTTATATGTTATTTCTATAACAGTGTTATATACTATAATATGTAGGTTGCACCCTATTACTTCGGAGTCGTTTTTTATATTACTCAGAAATAAAACTCAAATAATAGTTCTCAATTATTATTTGTTTTGGCTCTAGAAAAGGGAGAAACCGCTAGAGGGAATGTATCGGTTTGAGTTAGAAATAGC